AAAGGATCTTGTGGTCTTGGATAAAAATGATTAGTTTGGAAAGCATCTTTAGCACATTTAAAGACAATAGAACCTTCTTTGAATTTAATACTCTCTCCAACAACAAAGTTATGAAGTCTATCAAGAGAAACTGTAATAATACCTGCAACAGGGTTATAATCTGCAAACCTAATGTTGTATTTGACTTGTGTTGTAACACCAACCTGAACAGTTATTGTAGTAGATCCAATACCAGTAATAGGAACTGCAGTATCATAAACAGGGTCAGAAGCACGAGGATAATACTTAGTAGATGTCTGACTATCCATCTCACACTTAAATCCAAGTGAAGATGGTTTAATTTTAATACTAGAACCTGATAATAGATCATGAGTACCAATAGTCATGGTCATCACACCTACAGAAGGTGTGTATAGAGCATCAGAAACAGTGTAATTAACAATGGTACTCATACCAACGAATACTTCAAAATCATCTGTTGTCTTATTTGATATTGGTAACCACTGATTACTTACAGGATCGGTAGAACGTGGATATGTATGAGTGGTGGAATTACTATCCATTGAACACTTAAATCCAATGGCATCGTTATCAATCTTAATTTGATCACCATTGGCAAAGTTATGGCCAGGAACAGTTATAGTTAATATTCCAACAAGAGCATTATATCTTGCAGTTGTTATTGTATGGGATGTTGGCCCTGATAATCCGTGGCCAGGGACTGTTAAAACTAATGCACCAGTACTAGGAACATAATCTGCATTTGTGGGTGTAGTTGTACCACCACCAACTATATCGATACAATCAGCAACCGTTTTTGCTGGAACGAATGTGTGGGCATAATCACCACCAATTTTTAGAGTCTTATATGCCTCAGCACTAACAAATTTGTGTTCGTAATTACCACCACTAAATGTAGAATCAGCAGTAGCACTAATAAACTTATGTGTAAAGTCTCCACCAGTTAATAGAGCACCTTCTTCAGAACGAATGTACCTATGATTATAAGCACCACCACCAATTAATGCACCAGCATTTGCCTTATCGAATACATGAGTGAATTGATCCTTTGGAGGAGCAAATCCAACATCAATAGTAACTGTTGTACCAGCAATACCTACAACAGGAAGTGAACTATCATATGCACTAGAACGACTTCTTGGATAATAGTGTTGGTTTGCACCATTATCTAATTGACATGTAAATCCTAAACCAGTAAATACAACATCTTTACCCACCTTATAACCGTGAGCAGCAGAAGTTGTTACTGTCATAACACCAGTAGTGTTATCATACTCAGCACTGGATATTCCTAATGCTGGATCGTAATTACAAGTGAATGAAATACCAGAAAGAATAACACAATCATCCTCTTTAAGATTATGATTTTTTCTAGTAGTAATTGTTGCAATACCAGTAACTTCATCATACTCTACATCACCAACATTTACTGAAGGAGCACTTGTGAATGTAACAGCAACACCACTTGCATAAACAAAGTCATCAGTCTCCAATCCATGTCCATCATAGGCAATGAAAGAACCCACTCCAGCATGGTGTGTATGAATACCAGTTGTTTCTAGTGCTGCACCAATATTAACCGTGAAATTATTAACATCTGCAACACTTCTAACACCATAATACTTCTGTGCATCAGATGGGAATACAATATCACCCTGACCAGTACTAAATGCAATACCTGCCAATTTAACAACACTAGATGTTGTTAATCCATGTCCACTTCCAGAAGTAACTGTGGCAACACCAGATATGTAATCGTAGTTTACTGATGATATCGCAACTGTATTACCAGCTTGATTACCATAAGCAGTAAGAGTCGTAATACCATTTGAAGGAGTTCCATTAATGTATGAAATTGTCCTTGGTGCATAGAATCCAGTTCCACCTTCTACGATAGAAAAATTAGTAACTATTCCTGCTTCTGCTCTATTAACTACACCACCAGTTACATATTGATGTGCAAAAGTTGAGATACCAATAAAGGCTTCAAATGTATTTGTAGTTACACCAATTACATCAAAACCAACTACATTTCTACCATCCAGAATGGCAGTATCAACACCAGCTCTTGTCAATCCACCACTAACATAAGCTAATGGTTGTGTACTTATGCCAAGATTAACTAGTACGTTATTAGCATCAATAACTTTAGTAATTGGATAAGCATCCTCTCTAAAAGTATATGTACTAATACCATTATAGACTTGTACTTGTGTTATTAATAAATTCCTACTTTGATTTTCTGATGTACCAATATAGTGACCACCAGTAACTCCAATGGTAGCAATTCCCGTTATATAATCATATCCAAAAGTATTGACATTCCTAGCAGGAGATACGGGAGTAAAAGTAAATCCTAGACCAGTTAATCTAATTCTATCCTCCGATTCAAATCCATGAGATGCGGCACCAGTACTAAAAGTACAAATACCAGCAATATGATTATAATCTGCAGTACTAATAGCAACTGCGCTTCCTGCTGAAGTTCCAAGATATGCAGTTAAACTTGCACCATAACCTTGAGATGATCTAACACTAATTTCTGGAACTGTTCTATATCCCTGACCTTTACCTTCTATCCGAACAAACTCAAGACTACCAGTTGATCCAACACCAACCCTTACAGCAGCCTTCATTGGTAAGTAATAACCAGAACCAGTTTGAAGTCCTACTTTATTAATTCTTCCTGCTCTTGGGACTCCACTTAAGAAATTGATCTTATTTGAAACATTATCTACAATTTCAAAATCAAGTCCTGGCGTTTGTACTACATTATTGATTAAAACGAATGGATTATTATTAATATCCACTCCAGTATTAACATTATTATAAACTGAAGTAACTATTCCATTATTCTCTGTTAGAGTGAACTGAGTTCCTGCAATACCTGTAAATTCTAATGATATGTCATCTAGAATTGTATTAGTGTCAGAAGTATCATAAGGATCCAACTTTCTGGAGAACATTCTGCCAGCAAATGAAGATCCAGTTTCGAGTCCGACTGGGCCAGTTTTACCATATGGAGCATCGCTGAAAAAGATATTATCATCTACAATATTGTAATCACCAGAAAACACAGAATAAGCAATACCAGCAGAACTGTGACTTGTTGATATAGTACCAAAAGCACCCCTCTCTACAACAACCTGAGATTGTGTAGATGTACTAAAAACAGGATAATATCCAACACCCGTTTTAAAGATAATAATATCGGATATAGTTCCGACACCACTAATGACAGGATAAAATACACCTTCAACAGTAGGTGAAGTTGTACCCGTAATTTCTATTTTTGGGGGATCCGTCTTAGCGTATCCAGATCCACCAGCTAAAACTTGTATCTGGTGAACACCGTAAGTGGAGTTAAAAGCTGGTTTAAATAACGCTCCGGCTCCAGGCGTAGTTCTTGGCATTTAATCTACGTCCTCTATATGATGTTAATGGAACTGCTACAATAAACCCTAGTAACACCAGTACCGTCCCTGATAATACTAAAGGTTAATATGTCATCATTTGCTGTTGCAGGTGGAGGATTACCACCAACCCACTTAATACCAGATGCAACAGGCGCCCCATTGACGTTTACTGCATCTCCGTAAGTGTAACCAATACCAGAATTATTAATCACAGTAACCGTTGTTGCTTTACTGTTTGCACCACTTACATTGGTAAAATTCCAGGCTGTAACAGATGTTGTAAGTCCACCCAGAACAACTGATCCTTGGGAAATATCAACTGTGAATGTACCACCTGCACTTACATTGAAATTATCACTATAGTTACCTACGACTTTCTCTGTAATATCTGCATTAAAGTTTACCTGATCGGTTAAAGTACTAGTACCACTGACTAAAACATCACCCTGAACATCTAGTCTACAAGTGGGAGCAGTAGAACCTATTCCAGTATATGCGTTTTTATCAACAACAAATGACTTTCCATCAGTAGAATTTTGATCGGATACTCGCAATCCATGTCCATTACCTTTTGCAATTGCCCATATAGTAGGTCTTTCGTTCGAGAATGATGCAACTTCTAACTGTGAGGTAGGTAGTGATGTGCCGATACCAACCATACCATCAGCTTTGATCCTAAACATGGTGGTTGCATAACCAACCTCAATAGGCCCATCCGTAATTGCACCAGGCTGTTGAATGGTTATCTTACCAACATCAGCATAACTTGATGTTACAACACCAGATGTATTGACATTTATATCGTCTGCAACACTCTTTGCGATTCCAGCAGCAATCGATGTCGTCGCAATACCACAGTTAGTAGAATAACCAGCAGTAGTAGCGTAAGAAACGAAACTTAAAAGGTTAGCACCGTCTCCAAACGTTTCATAAATTTCACTAAAATTACTATTAATTTTGATGGTTCCCGCCAATAGGGTATCACCCGTGCCGTCATTCGGAGCAGAACCAGTACTAATTCCCTGTTTAGACATTATTTAAAACGTTTTTCTTTATTTATAGTTAATATGGAGGGTTATCATCGTGAGTTGCCAATGTAGTATCAGCACTCGTCACATTTGAGTTCATTCTATTAGTATCATAATAGAAAGTATTATCAACAGTATTCTCTGCTTTAGCTGATCTAGCTTGAGCAAATGTAGTGTCACCAATCTGTTTGACCTTTAGATACTCACTATCTACTTTTAAAATATCACCTTTTGTCAAAGAACCTATTCCTGCAGAAACAGTAACACCTTCGTCAGACTGACCAAGAGCACTAGAAACAGTTACATTCAGTTTTTTGTTCTTGATAGGAGTTTGAATGATATTATCAATCATAATCAAAGCCTGTTTTGTTGGTTCAGCAACTTTAAGAATGTGTGTTCCAGTTCCTAATCCAACAAAAGTGAAAGGTAATGATGTAGATAATCCAGCAACTCTGAATTTGAAGTCATCAACTTTCTGTACAAATAACTCGTTAGGCATAACATTTGTACCCAACTCGACAGGAGTTAGATATACGTCATCAGTTGGTGTAGATCCACCAATATATGTTCCAGCAATAGCAACTACATTAGTAGAAGCATATCCCGTTCCTCCAGTAACAACACCAACAGCTGTAATATCTAAATTACCATCTCTAGTAATATCAAATACTGCACCAGATCCAGATCCATTATTCGTGGATGGAACATTACTGTACATAGTAGAAACACCAGTTCTTGTACCAGTAACCTTTGTAATTGGGAACGTCAAATTATTTGCAGGAGTAGCACCACCCAAGTGTGTACCAGCAATACTTACGTTGTCTCCAACAAAGTAACCAGCACCACCATTAATCAATGTAACTGCTGTAGATATACACTGTCCAGTAGTTTGATTAAAATCGAACTTGACTTGGAAATGAGCACCAGAACCTCTAGTACATATACCAGCTAATCCACCATTAGGATTACCAAAACCATAGATTCTGAATTGATCGCCAGGAGGGTTGGCAGTTACTGCAGTACCCGTTACAGGGCCTGGGATTTGGACGTTATATCCATTTTCAAATATTGCACTACCACCAATACCAGATGATCTGGCAGCCATAATAATATCTTTAGTACCTGTTGTATGTGATGTAATTGCAATACCAATCTTAGATCCACCGTCGGTGTCTAAAATTACAGCCTGGCCAGTCTGGAAATCATGATTCTGAATACTTATAATGTTGAGTGCTAGATCAACAACTGCACCATCAGCAGAATTATATGTTTTCTTAAATGCAGGAGAACCATCAGAACTTAACTGGAACTGTTTACTTCCAACTAATGTTCCTGTTCTATCATGAGAACCATCAAATCCACTAGAGATATCATCCAAATTCAAGACCTTATTGGTCTTGTTCATAACAAAACTCTTAATTGGTCTTCCTTCTGGGAAGTAGATTCTCTGTACAGAACCATCTGGTAAAGGATCGTCCTCAGTAATCATGGCAAAATTATCTCTTTTGCCCATATACATCTCACTGTCAATATTCAAGATGAGGTCAATCTTAATATCAGCTGGTTTGACCTTCATATTGGTCGATTTTGCAATACCAACAGATACCAAGTCTAATGTCTCTGCATCTTTCTTAGAATCACTCTCTACTACAAGATCAGAGAATTCTAAGAATCCAGATGGATGAACAATAGATTTTACAGCCTCTTTCCACTTATTATGTGGTAACTTACTCTTAATTGAATATGCAAACTTTTGATAGTAGAAGTTATCTGATAATCTCTGACTGAAATCATTCAGAATACCAACATTCATATCATTCTTGGAAACCTTATCCCTAGTAACTCCAAGAGTCGTATCAACACTAAATCTGTTGACATCTCTTACATTACCATGCAGTTTAGAAACCTGACCATACAATGTATCTCCAGGCAATAACTTTCCGATAGTATCTCTAAGTCTAAGTTGACCAATATTTCCATTCCAACCATTTTCGGAAACATATCCCTCAAATCTAGTAGATGTTACTTTCTCACCAGAAACATACTTGGCATCATCAATGATTGTCATCTGGAACTTGGCCATGTCATTGTAATTGACAATGGAACCTAGAGTGAAATCATCATCATAGGCACCCAAAGTAACAGTAGAAATGCCAGGAGCATCATTCATACTGAAAGTAACTGTGTTATTAGCGGTACTTACACCAGTTACATTGTAGAATGTATAATCATAATCAACAGAGTTGAAGTTACCTTCTCCTGCAGTTATGGATGCTGGTTTTATTCTACATCCTTCAACAAATACTTTATCTCCAATTGCAAATGGTAATTTAGTTTCAGTAGATGCAAATCCAGTTTTTATTGGAATATTGAACTGTGCATCCAATAGTAATTCAACAGTAACAGCTGTTCCTGAATGAGTTATCGCATCAATGTCATAACCATTAGAGTTATTAGTTGTGATTATACTTAATGGTTCTTTAAACTCATAAGCATTTTCAACGACTTCTACTCTATCAACAGATCCACCAATTACATGTGCAGCAATTTTTACTTTATCATTACCACGAACAGTAAGTTTGGGTGGTTGATTATATCTCTCACCACCATCAACAACTTTAACTTGATTTATTCTAGCAATACCACTTATATCAACAATTGCTGGAACACTTAAGAATGGTAATAGAGTAGGATCAGTAGGATAATCAAATCCATCTTTTACTCTTTCAATTGTATCAATTTGACCTATTTCTGGTGAAGAAACCTTAACAATGGCATCTTGACCTTGAGTACTAGCAAAACCAATAACTTTAGGTAGGACGGTATATCCTTTGCCAGGGAAATTAATTTTAGTCTTAGAAACTGGGCCTCTAGCAGTAGGAGAAGTTGTACTGTATGTGATAGTACTTACACCTGTTCTGGAGATATATTTCTGAGACTCTAGTGGTTTTTCTAATAAATTGAAGGTAAAGTTCTTATCATCACTTTTTATTACCTTATGCTCATTTTTTATAACAATATTTTTGAATGTTATATTGTTTCTTCCTGTAACATCAGTGTCCGATGATCCATATGTCTTTCTTGCATCTGAAGGAACAACAGGAGTCAAATTATAGAATGTTTTACTTGGCCAATTAATATCTGTTCTGACAACTACAGAAGCATCAACATTTCCAGAAATACCATTTCTAGCAATGTTAAATCCAGTGGAACTTGTACCATAAACATCCAATCTTGAACTGAAAGTGATATCTTCAAAGAAGTCCAATCTCATATCCAATAAAGTAGGATCGGAAACATCAAAAGTGATGGTATTTCCTGTGGTAAAGTTTAATGGGGGATTGATCTTAGCAAGATAACTCTTATTACCTGCTTGAGACTCATTTACTGTTGTTATTCCTACTGGATTAGAAGCAGCAACATCGGACTTATATTTACAAAGTTTTATAGATTCAGTATCTTCCCTAAGAACAAAATAAGTTTCATTATTTGATAATCCAGCAATAGTATTTCCACTATCGTAATAGACTACTTTATCACCACTCTGTAAGTCTTCATCAGCAATGTTTATTTGAGTCAAATCTGTAGAGAAACTACTCTTAGCAAATCCAACTTTCTTTGTAGTTACTTTTGCAATAACGGGGTCATATCTAAGAGAAACAGATTCAGCAGATTTAGGTATTGCCTCTAATGTTATCGTATCACCAGTCAAAAGACCATGATTAGATGTTACTCCAACATTTCCGTAGAATCTCTCTACTTTCGTTGTTACTTTAGGATACTTAGTTGTAATTGAATGTGCAAGACCAGAATTAGAAGCAGGAGTATAGAACCATATAGCATCTCCTGTTGTACAGAATCCTGCGGTTGCTAATCCAATATAATTTGGTTCAAAGTTAATTGCCCAAACATCTCCATCAGGAAGAACTACAGTACCTACACCAGAAGTTGCACCAGCACTAGTTTGTGCCCAAACAATAGAGGTTCCACCAATACCCATATTATAAGTCAAGTTTTGACCAGTAAAGAAGGTATGATCTTTAATATAAATTCTTTGTTGAGGAACAAACCTATTTTCTATAGTTTGTACAGCAGAAGTACTTAAACCTGTGAGGGGTATATCATAATGTGTTCCAGTAGAACCAACACCAACACTTTGTTGTGGATTGAAGTAGGTTGCATAATTTTCAAAAGTAAATTGAGTTACTGTTGAATTACCAACTGGGAATGAGAATTTCTTTGGTTTTAATATAACATTATATTCTCCAACTGCATGTGTCATTGCAGCACCAACAAAATTCTCTCTGTTTACAAATAATCTAGAGAATTGTTCATCAACGTTGGTAACTAAGAATGTTTCTGTTCCTATACCAATATGGTCACTTGGTTCAAAACCTCTTGTATCTGTAACGTATATGTGAGTACTAACTCCAGTAGTAGTTACATTATCTAAGAAAGTTGCTAATCCAACAGTTCTACCAATAACAGTAACCTTTTGAGGCCCATTAAATTCAGTAAACTGAGAAGTATCAATACCACTTAAAACAACTGTTTCACCAGTTGCAATTTCATGTGGAACTGTTGTTATACCAATAATCAATGACTTGTCTTTTCTTAATTCAGTGCCTGGGAATGTAGAAACACCAATCGTTACAGATTCGACATCCTTACCAAATATTTCACTTACAACAATACTAGCGCCAGTTCCATCAGTTCCTTTATTGTCTAAGGTAAGAGGATCATCTATTTTATATCCATCACCTCTTGCAAAAATGGTTACAGAAGTTATTCCAGCATTCTTTGTTTTTCTAACTTCAAATTCCTGTTTTAGAGCATCCTTAACATCATCAATCAACTCATAATCAGAATTACCATAAGTTAGATAGTATGGTGATATATTTCTAGTAAGTTGTCTAGAAGTAAGATCAATATCTTGGTTGAAGAAAGTTACAAAGTTCTCTTCTACTGGAGTATCTTTAAATGATCCACCAATAAGATATGGGAACTTAGGTTTAGCAACACCACTAGAGTCAACATCAACACTGTAGAAGTATGCATACGTTCCATCTGGGTATTGTGGTGTAACACAGTACCTTCCACCATGCACATCTAGGTCACCAGAGTTATCAAAGAGATAGTCATTAACAAAGTATCCAAACGCAAAGCCAGGAGGTCTTAAACCAGATCTAAGACTAGTATCAAGAATATATCCACTACTCAATCTAATAATGGATCCACCAACAGCATTTTGATAACCATATGGGCCATAAATTGGATTACCATCATAAGCATATCCCAATACTGGTGAGTGAGTTGCATTAGGTGTTTCTAAATTACCAGAATCAATATTATCTCCAAGTTGATATCTCAACTTCTGTGGAGGATACATTCCTACCGTTTGTAGTTGATATTCTGGGTTTGTACTTGGTTTAGTTAATATGGAATCTTCGACACTGATGATATTTTCATTCTTCTGAACTTGATTAAGTTTCCACTCACGAACGTTAGCAATAAACTTAGCAGATTTACCTCTGTTCTGTAAATCTAAAGTAGTGTCACTAGAAGCATATCCAACACCACCATCAAGTACTGATACACCCGTTATTTTATTATTAGTAATAATCGGTCTAATATCAGCAAAATCTCCTGTAGGACTATAAATCTTGATGTCAGAGTCTTCTCTATATCCACTACCAGAAGCAAGTATCTGAACGTCTACAATAGAACCTCCAATAATGATTGGTTTCAATAGTGCTTGATATACAACAGTTGATATACCAACATCAGGTCTCCTATGGAAATCCATGATATTAGTACAACCATAACCAATTCCACCTTCTTCTAAGTAAACACTTTCAATAGATCCAAGAACTAAAGGTGATATATCTGGTTTAATGATAGTTGTGCTACCAATAGCAGATAAACTTTCTACGTTTACTACTATAGGTGGGTATTTTACAGTATGTTTACCAGTACCCAAACTCTGAATTACAACAGTTTTATTTTTGTCATAATTTGTAAAGTCTCTAAGTGTTGAAACTCCAACATCACATAGTCTAAACCTATTAGTATCAATTGTTTTTATTGCATACTGAGTTGTAGTGGAAAGACCAGAAGCAACAGTTCCATCTGTAGAATACTCAACAATTTCACCATTATTAAAATTATGGTCATATGCAAGAATATAATTATCAGATGTACTAATACCAGACTGTACATCTCCATTAACAGGTCTTGCTTGAACGATAATCTTCTTGTTTGAATATCCAGAACCACTTTCCTTAACGTAGATCTTCGTTATAGTGTTTTT